GTGATGGGTTTCCACCATGTTTTCTTATCTTCTGTAGGTGCTGATCCTTAGTAATAGTAGGAGCCATGATTGGACGGTTCCAAACCTCCTTTGCTTTGTTACCAATCTTACTACCAATCTTTTTCACAGTATCAATAACAGCATTTTCTTCTACAGAACTAGGTGTACCATCACCATGCTCTACCACTTTACCATTAGAATCCTTCTGATGATGCTCCTTTACACCTTTCTTTTTCTTTGCTAGTGCTTCCTTTCTCTGTAGTTCTGCTTCCTTTCTTGCGTTTGTCATTGAAGCAGATGATGAAACACCTACTTCTTCCTTTACAGGACTAGTTCCTTGTGCTGACTTTGCTGCCTTCTTTCTTCTATTGATCTCTCTTTGAACTCTCTTAGTCATATGAGAATTAGCTGGAGATGACTGATCCATGCCACTGAACTTCTTATGTGCATCAGCAAGTTGTTGATCAGTTGCTCTAGCCATCTTACGATCAGCAGCTTCATCAAAGACACTGAACTTTGGTTCGTAACTTGCTTGAATCTTTTCATAGTCAACACCTGTCATAGGTCTCTCTTTCTTAGAAGATCCACCAGAACTCTTTAGTCCTTTAGGTGTACCCCACTTTAAATCCCTATCCTGACCACTGTAATACCTTACACCTTCCAAGTGAGGGTTTTTCATTTGTGGACCTTTCTGAAGATCCTTTCTCGCCTTCTCATTATTTTCCTTACGCTTTTCCCAATTAGGTTCTAGGTAAGTATCATCTTTCTTCTTCTTTCCCTCACCTAATGCTTTATTCATAGCATCAGTTTTCCTTTGCCTTAATCTCTCAGCAGCATCCTTTGCTGACTTCATAAGTCTGAGACCACCACCAATGATACCAGCAGTAGCACCAATTGCTAACTTACTACCATCAATCTCATCAATTTGTTCTACTTCTTCCTTTACCTTCTTCTTACCACGTCTTTTCTTATGCTCTGCAGTTCTTTGGTTATGGACATCTAATCCAGGAGCACCTGGCATACCCCTATCTTTCATCCATTGAGAACCTCTTGCCTGAGACTTATCGCTTGGTCCTTCAGAAATAACTTCCTCAGTCTTCTTAGTCTTAGACCAATTCAGAACACGATCAGTTAGAGGGGAAGTCTTAGTTAACTTTTTTTTTTCCTCAGTCTTTACTTCGGGATTGATTTCTATTTTATTTTTTACTCCAGTCTCTTTGACATCTAGTTTTGGATCCTTTGCTGTTGCTGGTCCTTCCCAGATAAAATCTTCTCTCCAGTTATATAACTTAGGTGCAGCAACCATTGCAGGTGCTTTTACTACATCAATGATCTGAGTCTTACTACCATCAATATGATCTACTTCTACTGATTCATTATTTTTTGCATTATGAGCAGCTAGTTTCTTAGCGTGTGGTCCTTGACCCTCATCATGAGTTGGCTTGTCCCTTTTATTCCAAGTCTTACCATCCCACTTATGAGTCCTAGCTTTCTCTTCCCACTTTGCATTATCTTGTCTATCCTTTTGTGCTGCTTGAGCTTCTCTCCACTTCTTAGCACGAGCATAACCAGAAGCACTAATTTTTTCAGTAACTACTTCTTCTTTCTTTATAGTACATTCCTTTGTTGTGTGTTCATATGAACCACACTTCTTACAGCAATCCTTATTCTCTTTAACATTTTTTTTCTTCTCTTTCTTTTCCCTGTCGGAAATCTTACCATCTACATCACTTTTTTCATACCATTTGTTGTCACCATCATCGTCTTGCCAACGATCTTTGGATTCCTTTTCGGATTTCTTTTTAGTTTCACCGAGAACTTCTTGGCGATACTGTTCAAAACTAGTTGTCCAGGGATTCATCGTCACACTTTATCCTTTGTCTTGTCTTATTTATTTAGTTAGAACTCTACGGGTAAATGAAACGTTGATGTTTCCTTAGCTTCTGATATCCAACACCTGAACATTTCTTTATTTTCATCAACACAAATAAGATGATTAGCACCTCTTCTAATTACTTTACCAGACCTATTACCATACTCAACTTCTGTTCCTATATTAAAAATTTCACCTTGTAAATATTGTTCTCTAATAGACTTCTCATCTACAGGAATAACATTGAGCATTGTATAGTTATACAATTCACCATTCTGCTCGTATGCTAAATCTGTAATTGCTTTTGCTCTTGATCTTCTTACTACAATATTGATAGCATCAAAACCATTCTCGTAAAGTGATTGTAAGACATCAAAAATAGTCTCAGCATTTTTATCATCAATGATTGACTCACTGATATCTGGATACATTACTTTCAACTCATCTATATCTTGATCTCTACTAGGGAAGATATAATATGTACCACCCTGTGATAATTCTTCTACTGCAGCAATAATATTATCAGTAACCTCATCTTTATCAAATTTATCAAAAGCAATAGTCAAAGGACCAGAAGCTTTCGCTTGTGATATAGCAGATGATGCTTGAGCTCCAGTTCCAGCACCTGAACCACTTCCATTTTGATCAGTAGATGGTGGTACAAGTCCTAAGTTACTTACTATATCTTTAGCAAAACCACTTCTAGGTGCTATCGTTCCTTGTGCTGCAGGTTTATCAACCGCAACATCATCCTGACGTTCTCTACCAGTGAACATCTTAAGTTCACCAGAGATAGTCTTAGCCTTTAGATTGCCTTGCTTATCATACCAGTCACCATGACCGTCTCCTACCAGACCCAACCTCTTTGCTTGAGAGGATGCTTTGGTAACCCTTGCCTCGGTTATGAATGTGTGGAACTGCTTCACGTATCTTTTGGTAAATCTCTTTACGATTATGATGTATAAATGCTAACCCTGCGGTTCTCATTTGTTTATATTTATGATTGTTCTTAGAGACTGGTTTCTTAACATATTCATCCTTCTTTTCATCCTTCTTCTCCTCCTCATCAAGCATTGGAATCTTTTCTCTGTCTTGTGTGGTTATGATGTAGAAACGCATGAAGTCCTCAATCTGTTTCGACATAATTTGTTTTCTTCTAGGTTCAGAAGTATATTCTTCTATCAACCTATCAATAAATTCGTTCATCTTCCAGCGATCTTTATGAATGGTCCCATGCCAGGTAGTTCTTTCTTACATGAATGATACATGATATGCATAAATGCATCCCACTTACCCTTGTTATCTATCTGTCTGTACAGATCCAACCACTCTAACCCCCATAGTTTAGCACATAATCTATTACCTACAGGTACTTTAGGATCACTTATTACATAAAGATCATCTTCATCTGCTTTACATGCTGCATCTAAAGCGGCAGCAAAACCAGTTTTTGTTGGAGTCATACTCTCACCATACACACCAGGTGACTTGAAGTTTATGGGAGCACCATCTATACTAGCAGAAGCAAGAGAGTTGTATAATAAGATCCAATAATTTTTCATACCATCTGTCCAAGTATCACCTGCTGCTGGTATTTGAGGATGCTGACTAGGAGTTTGAGGTGCAGTAAGTCCTAAACCAGTAACAAAAGCTCTTAACTCAGTAATAGCAGCCTTACCTAGTTTAGCACCAGCACCTTCAGGTGTACCTTCATGCTGTGGATTTTCTCTTCGTGCCCTAGCACCAAATGTTCTTCCCTGTATCTTTATACTAATTCCTCTTCTACCACCAGCACCATCATCAACCATCTTCCATGATATTTCTTGGTTATCCTTCCATTGATTATTTGTTGTGTCCCATTTCAAATCACATGTTACATCTCTAACATTGAAATGATGTCGTGATGCCTCTTTTATTCTCTGAGTTTGAAGTTCAGGACTCAATTCATAACCAGGTCTTTCGTTGAGATCAATAAACTTCAAAGATATTGGCATCAACTTTTTCTCATCTATATTCTCTATCATTATTTCATTTAGAATATCTTTATTAGCAATCTTTTGTGCATCAGTAGTAGGAGTAACTATCATTGCGTTACATGCATTCCTTATAGTCATCTCTGCACTTCTCTTCACTCCAACTATATCCATTGGATTCCAGTTATCTAATGTAGATACACCACACTTTTGCACTGCAATATTATTCAAGAACCCCATCATACCATCACCTCTAGACCATACCCATCCTGATTGTGGTATACCCCATGTACTCATAAAAGAAGCAAGAGCCGTCAATTGCTTATAGAAATTCTCTTTCCATTTCCTAGGTGCGTTTGGATATATACCACTCACTTTATCAAATGCAAGTCTCTCCACTTCATCTTGTTGAAATTGAGTCCAACTTCCATTTGCATCCAAATATCTTTGAAAGAATAATCTAGAAGTCTTTTCTTGTTTCTCGGTAGCTGCAGACATAGTACCTCCTGTCGGAGGTATTTATTTTCTACACCCAAAATTTTACAATAGGATGATCATCAACATTCAATACATGATTCTTAGGTTCTTGATGTAGTATAGCAACAGCATGGTCTTCTCTCATAATCAAACTATTATTTTGATCTGGTTTAGCACCATCACGATAAGAATAAAAGATAAGTGGTAGAGCAGTTCTTGGTATTTTTTCAGAGTGATAGAAGTCATCAGTACCACCATACAAAGAAACAAAATGCTGTGCATTCATCTTCCAGTATTCATATAGATCTCTATTATCTTTCCACACTATACAACTTGAATTGTACATAGATTTGTTTTTATTTGCCATCTTGAACTTGATTCCTTTCCACTTAGAATAAACTAAAGAAAAATTTTCATCATGCTGTAGTAAAGGAGTTATATCACCATGAATAATAACATCAAGATCAAAAAATATCTTACGATCAAACTCATGCAAATGATTAAACATCAATATCTTACACCATGCTGGCCACCACCTATACCAATCCTGATACTCAGTGACATCCATGTCAATGGTTTCTATATTTTTATTCAACCCATCAGTGTTATCTGTGAAACAAAAAAATGGTACATCTGATTGCAGACGTACCATATTATAGAGTTTGTTTACATACTCTGCATCATACTTGTCACCAATTTTTATTGATGTAAAGCAATAGTTATCTGTCACCTTTCTTTCTGTTCTCTGAATAGTATGAATCAAAGTGTCCGTCAGGATATCTCTTTGACAACTTATCTATATTCTTATCAGCAACCTCTTCAAAAGATATCTCTAATGCCATACATGCTTGTGCAACATACCACAACACATCACCAAGTTCTATCTTGAGATGCTCTAAGTTATCTTCATTAGCAGGTTTGCCTTGAAAGATCATCTTCTTAACAATCTCCATAAACTCACCAGACTCGGCACTGATACCGACAGCAGCAGTAAGAAGGCGTTGAATAGCGACATCACCACCAAGCTCTTGTAAACGGTATATAAAAGCGTCGGAGTCTTGAGAAGGGGTGCTTGTAACACTATTGACAAATTGTGTATACTTATCAAAACTTGAAGTCATTAAATTTTGCTTTGGATTCTTCAGATTTATTATACTCTACTCCGTCCGTATCGTCAACTATATCATCCTGTGCTGACTGCTCACAATCATACAACCTCATCTTTGCACGATCAATACCAACCACAAATCTTTTATTCATAGTAGGGTCATTGTATCTGTTCTTCAACTGCTTGACCATTATTTGATTAAGTCCCTCCAGATCTTCGGTGCTGACCAAAGCGAACATAAGATCAGCAGTAGCTGGAAGACCAAAGCTTTCTGAAGTGTCAGTAAGATTAGGGTCGCTACTAGCAAAGCCAGACCTTGTAGTCTGCGTTGCCGAGCAGATTGGTACGCTTGTTTCAACTGCCAGTCCTCGAAGCTCTTCTGCAATTGCCTTGACATAAGAATAAGAATTTACGTTGACTGCACTTCTATACCTAGAAGAAGAACAGATGTTTAGATAATCTATGAATATTATATCAGGTTCAAAAGACTTCTTCAACTTAAGTTCTTGTAACAAAGCCTTGAAATGTCCACAGTGTGCTGACGCTGTAGGATACTCTTTGATGATTAGTTTTCCAGAAGTCTTTGCTGCAATCCTATCAATCTTCTTAGTGAATGTAGACTTAGGAAGTTCTGCTATATCTTGAATATTTGTATTGAGTAAATTCGCATCAATCCTCTCCGCAATCTTCTCCTCTGCCATTTCGAGAGTGATGTAGAGG